AAAAAAAAAATAAAATGGGAGCATTATTAGAATCAGGTCTTGTTGGTAATATTGGGTTAAAACACCTTAAAGTTATCAAAGAAGATACAATTAACAAATGGGATAAATTAGGATTCCTAGAAGGCCTTAAAGGTCACCTAAAAGAAAATGTAGCGCAGTTGTATGAAAACCAAGCGTCTTTCTTGATTAACGAAGCAACAGGTGAAGGTTCTAACGGAGCTTTTGAAACAGTTGTATTCCCTATCGTAAGACGAGTTTTCTCTAAATTGTTAGCGAACGACATCGTATCAGTACAAGCAATGAACTTACCAATCGGTAAATTGTTTTTCTTTGTACCTCGTATTCAAGGATACGCAGCAGATAACGCACATTTTGCACCGTATGGAGCACCAAACTCTAACGCAACTGAGAAAAATGCTGGTTACCCAGGTTCATCTGAAGGTACACCGTATGCTAAAAATCTTTATGATTTATTTTATGAAGGTGGTGAAGCAGGATTAGATCCTCCAGGATTGTTTGATTACTCAAAAGGTCAATGGACAGCTGTAACAACAGACACAACTGTACAACGTTGGTCAGGTAGTTCTTTAGTTGCTGCAGGTAATGATTTCTCAGGTTACACTGGTAACACAAGAAAAGTTATTGTTGCATTATGTAATTTCGCAAACTCTGGTGCTGGTAAATTAATCGGTCCTGATGGTAATGAAATGGATACTGAAACTTTCTTATCAGATCTTAAAATTATTGCTAACGGTGGTTTAGTTGTTGCTGAAGGTTCTTCTTGTAACGTAACTGCTGGGACACCATTGTTGTTCAGAGTTGTTACACAACAATACGGTAAAGGTATTGTAAAATACGGAAACTCAACACAAACTTCTTTCCCATCAACAGGAAATGGTGGTTCTTTCTATGACATTTGTGACGCTGAAGGTTGTATCTATTTAGAGGTTGATCTTTCTTGTCCTGCATGTTTTGATTGTGGTGCTGACTCATTAGATGGTTACACTGGTACAACAATTGAAGAAATCGCTGAAGATTCATTTACTGCAGTATTTAGAAGATATAAAAATTTAGAGTTTGAAGACCAAATTGGTGAGGTTTCTTTTGATTTAGAATCAGTAACTGTTTCTGTAACTGAAAGAAAATTGAGAGCACAATGGTCACCAGAATTAGCACAAGACGTTGCTGCATTCCATAATATTGACGCTGAAGCTGAATTAACAGCATTATTGTCAGAACAAGTTGCTGCAGAAATTGACCGTGAAATTTTACGTGACTTACGTAAAGGTGCTGCTTGGGACTTACGTTGGGATTACAACGGATGGAGAAGATTGAACTTAACAACTTCTTACACTCAAAAAGACTGGAATCAAACTTTGATCACAGCAATCAACCAATTGTCAGCACAAATCCACAAATCTACTTTGAGAGGTGGTGCTAACTGGATTGTTGTTTCATCTGAGGTTTCTGCAATTTTTGATGACTTAGAATACTTCCACGTATCTAACGCTTCACCTGAGCAAGATCAGTTCAATATGGGTATTGAGAGAGTTGGTACATTACAAGGTCGTTACCAAGTTTATAGAGATCCTTACTTCCCACCAAATCAAATCTTGATTGGTCACAAAGGTACGTCTCTATTGGACACTGGTTACATCTATGCACCGTATGTTCCTCTACAGTTAACACCTACAATGTACAATCCATTTAACTTTACACCTATTAAAGGGATAATGACAAGATACGCGAAAAAAATGGTAAATAACCGTTTCTATGCTCGTATCACTGTTGATGGTGTTCGTACATTTGATTTGAGAGAATTGAGATAATCAAAATCTTAACAGAATATGAAAAAAAAAGGAGACAAAAAATTGTCTCCTTTTTTTTATGGGTTAAAAATAAATGGGTTATAATTTTACTTTTTAATGTTTTATAATATATTTATATAAAAAAAATCACGATGAAAACTAAATTAACACCCGAAGATATTATAAGTATTATTGGATTGTATCAAACCGAAATTCCAAGTACACATAAGTTGGGTGTAAAATTTAAAGTTGGTCATAAAAAAATTAGTCAGATCTTAAAAGAAAATAATATTGTGATTAATAAAAAAGGTGGTCAAACTCAAGATGGTAATAGTTATAATATTGAGTCAACTAAAAGTAAAATGTATATGTCGTCGGAAACACGGGAATTAGTTGCACAATGTAAGAGAACTAATACCATTATAAAAGATCCAAATAATTTGTCTGGTAAACTAACAAAACATATAGTTGATGTTTATGGTGACGTTTGGATTCCGGCAAATACTTACCAGAGAAAAAAATATGAACATCACAATGGTAAAAAGTGGTTTGAGGAGTATTTCAACATAATTGAGATTGATAAACAATCAAAAAGAACCTGTAAATTATGCGATTGGGAAACAATGGATATAAACAATAAAACTGGTTGTTTTGAGATTCATATAAATAAAGTTCATAACCAAAAACTATCTGAATATCTAACAACGTTTCCAGAAGATATTGTTTATCACCCAAATTATGTGAACAATGTAGATTTTTCAAATTTTTTATCTAAAGATAAAAACTATGTTATATGTAAGATCTGTGGTGAAAAAATGAAAAGTATCACAAATACACATTTAAAAGAAAAACATAATATAACAACGTTAGAGTATAAATTAAAATATCCAAATGAAAAAATAGTATCAACAACAACATCTGAAAAATTAAGTGAATTGGTCAAGATTGTTAATATTAATATGACACCAACTTGGACATCAAAAGGTGAGAATGAAATAAAAGAATTTATTGAGAGTTTTGGTTTTATTACTAATAAAGGTAAGAATCGTAAATTATTAGATGGAAAAGAAATTGATTTGATTATTGAGGGAACAAATATATGTATTGAATATAATGGGTTGTATTATCACACAGAAAAAATGGGTAAAACAAGTACATACCATTTGAATAAAACCATTGATTGTAACAAAATTGGGTATAAGTTATTCCACATTTATGAAGATGAGTGGAAAACCAACGAATCGTTAGTTAAATCAAAATTAAAACACTTATTAAAGATTAATGACGGTATTAGAATTGGTGGTAGAAATGTCGTAATTAAAAAAATTAATACTGAAGATAAAACACATTTTTTAAAAAACAACCATATCCAGGGGACTGATAAATCTAACATATCATATGGTGCATATTACAACGATGTGTTAGTTGGTGTTATGACATTCAATGAAAAACGTAATATGACTAAAAATTCTGACGGTGAATTTGAATTAAGTAGATATGCAACAAAACAAGATTATATTGTTACAGGGTTAGCATCAAAAATGTTAAAACGATTTATAAACGACTATAACCCAAATACTATTATCAGTTTTGCTGATAGGAGATGGACAATAGATGGGGAAAATAATTTATATACTAAATTGGGGTTTTCTTTGGTTTCAATAGTAAAACCCACATATTATTATTATAATTCAAAAGTTAGTAGGTATAAACGTTTTCATAAATTTGGTTTTGGTAAAAATAATCTTAAAAAGAGATTCCCCAATTTGGATTATACTAAAACGGAAAAGGAATTAACTGAAGAGTTGGGTTATGACCGTATATGGGATTGTGGGTTATTCAAATATCAATTAAATGTTAATTCCCACCGAACATTACCACAATCATAAATCCTATAGATTTTACGATCAAACATAATTTCTTGTTCAGTTTTATTGGAGTCGTACCCATCTTTTATAAGTTTTTTCTTATTAAAAGAAAACCTATAATGTCTTAGGTCACCAATTACATACCAATAATTTGGTTTTGATGTTGAGATTTCTTTAAAATTTAATGTTTCATACATTTTACCATCAAAAAGTCGTATGTCAGAGTATGATACTATTTTAATTGGTTGGTAATCATTTATGAATTTTTTTAATAGTTTAGATGCGGATCCAATAACGGTAGTGTTTATCTTATTACAAAACCTATTTAACTCCCATTCGTTAGATTTACCCCCCATTATAATACGACCTTTAGAAAATGTCATTAACGATACCATTTCATTATTATAATATAAACCTAATTTAACTTTTGAATTTACATTACCTTGTATATGATTGTTTTCTAAAAAATTTTTAGTTTCTTGTGTTGAGACTTCTTTTATAATACATTTTCTAGCGTAGATTTTATCTTCACCAATATTTAGTTTATTTTTGAGTATTGATTTAACAATATCACGTTTATATAACCATTCATCTTCAAAGATATGAATTAATTTTATATTAAAATTATCACACAACTTTGTTTTATTTAAATGGTATTCTTTATCTTTAAATAATTCATTATGCCAATATAAACCATTGAATTCAATACCAATGTTTTGTGTCGGTAAAAAAATATCAATTTCAAATTTTGTATTAGGTAGTTTATAATTTTGAATATAACTAATGTTAGTACTATCTAATAAATCACAAATTTCATCTTCATAACTACTACGTTGTTTAAATCCGATTGGGTTACACGTTAAACAATGGTTATGGTTTCTTTTATGTCGTTCATATAGTAATTGTTTTGTTATTTCAGAACTATTACCACACTTTTCGCATTTTGTTACAACGAGACCTTTTTTTATTTGAACGAATGTTACATCTGGGTATAGTTTAATATATTCTTCATTTAATTTATCGTGATAATGTTCCGATTTGGCGTAATTATTAACACCATATCTTAATTCACAGGTTTCTTTTTGTTTTTCAATATTATTATATTTTTTATTACCATACAATAATTCTTTAGTTATTTTACTTTTCTCAACATTATTATAATTTTCATCACCGTATTTATCTAACTTCGTTTGTTTTTGTTTTTTAACGAAGTCAATATGGTGGGGGTAGAAATCAACCCCATACTTTTTGTTGAAAGTCCTCTTTTGTCTATTAACCAATTCTTCTTTTGAGTTATTAGCACAACTTAAAGAACAGAAATCACCATATGGTTTATCAAACCTATTTCTAAATTTAATTTCATTAGAACAAGAAACACATTTTGGTCTTTCTTTTAGTTTGTGAAAATAAAAATATATTTTCTCTTTAAATGATATTTCGTTTTGAATGTTTTTGGAATACTCAATTATTTTTGAGTATAATTCTGGTTCGTTATTACTTAACCATTTTTCGTTGGTTTTATAACCAGATTTATTATTTGTTGTAAAAAAAGAAAAATCCATATAACTATTTTTAAATAAATATACGGATTTACGTTTTGGATGTAAAGGGTATGTGTTTTTAAGTTACTTGTAAAAAAAATTCCCATACATATTAATATACGGGAATTTAACAAAGTTGAGTTTGGACAGATGTTTTTTAGTAAAAATCAATAAACCAATATACAACGATCCATTACAATTGTTGTTGATATTGTTGATACCTCATCTGAACCATATTTTAAAGCTCCCCCATCGTAACCTGTTAAGAAAGCACCTTCAAGAATCCATTTCTCAACAACAACACCAGTTGGGTCTAACATTTCAAGATCAACATTTTTCTTATATCCAGCCGCGTAACCCATTCTACCCGTTACTGACTCCGCACAAGTTCTTATCCACTCCATAACCGCTTGTGTTGCAGATGGTCCAATTGGATCTCTAAATGTAACTGGTAATGCTTCCCAGTTAAATTTACCAGCAACATAAACCTCAGTGTTCAAAAATGGTATCGCAACGGAATTAATTTTTAATTTCGGTCTTGATGTACTTTCAACGTACCACTCGTTTAATCCCAATGATGACGGGAATCTTAAAATCCATCGGTTATTACGTTTTGGTTCGTAAGGTATGGGCATTTTCATTAATAAATCAGCCATTTTTCTTGTTTTTTAAATATTTATGTTTATATTTGCAATAATAATTATCTTTGCATCATACATAAATATCACATAATTAAAAAAATATGGACTTAATAGAATTTTTTATAAAAAAAAATAATAATGGATCAAAATGTAAAGAAATTCATTTAAAAAAAAATCACGTAGAATTATATGATGATATTATTTCTTATACAAATCATTTAAAAGATGTTGCGTTTAAACAAAAAGTTTGGCACTACATCTTCAAGATACCGACGATACCAACCTGTAAGAATTGTGGTAAAGAATTAACATTTAAACGAACACTTACTGAGGGTTATGGTAAGTATTGTTCATTAGTGTGTACCAATACGTGTGTTGATAGGATAAACGATATTAAAACAACAAACACTGAAAGATACGGCGGTATCGTACCATTGTCTTCTGATGTTATAAAAGAAAAGGTTAAACAAACAAATATTAAAAAAACTGGGTTTGATAATCCGTTTAAAAATTCAGAATTAATAAAACAAAGAACATTTGATAAATATGGTGTTGATCATATTTCAAAATTACAGACCACCAAGGATAAGGTTAAACAAACAAACACATTAAGGTATGGTGTTACAACGCCCTTAATTTTAGAATCTTCTAGAAAACAAGTTTCGGATATTAAACGTAGTTCGTTTTTTGTGAAGTACAAAGATTTAAAGATTATTGATTATGTTGGTAACAATATAACGATATTATGTGATGTTTGCGACTCCAACTATGAAATTAATCGTAGTTTATTATATTTTAGATTTGGTGAGAATTTAAACCCTTGTACCACTTGTAATCCCATCAATGAGTTAAGATCAATTAAGGAGAATGAGATTTGTTTATTTTTGGATAGTCTTAATATCCCGTATGTTAGAAACGATAGGGGTGTACTTAATGGTCAGGAATTAGATATTTATATTCCAGAACATAATCTCGCAATTGAATTTAATGGTCTTTATTATCATTCAACAATTTTTAAAGATAAAAACTACCACCTAAATAAAACTGAATTGTGTGAAAAAAGTAAGATTAGATTAATTCAAATCTTTGAGGATGAATGGATGTTTAAACAAGAACACGTTAAAAGTAGACTAAAAAGTTTATTGGGTTTATCAGATGTCCGAATATATGGTAGGAAATGTGAGTTAAGATATGTTGACACCAAAACAAAAACGACGTTTCTTGAACAAAATCACATTCAAGGTAGTGTTGGTAGTTCTGTAAACATCGGGTTGTACTATAACAATGTTTTGGTTTCGTTAATGACATTTGGTCAGAAACGGAGAAGTATGGGGAATAAAAATATCAATAATGGTGAATATGAATTACTTAGATTTTGTAATAAGTTAAATCATAATGTTATTGGGGGTGCGTCTAAATTGTTAAAAAAATTTATATCTGAACATAAACCAACACAAATCATTAGTTATGCCGATAGACGTTGGAGTGTTGGTAATCTATATCAAAAAATCGGTTTTGATTTTATAAAAAAAACTGAACCCAATTATTTCTACATTAAGAATAAAAAACGAGAATACCGTTTCAAATACAGAAAAGATATTTTGGTTAAAGAGGGTTTTGATAAGACAAAAAGTGAATCTCAAATTATGGAAGAAAGGGGTTTTTATAAAATCTATGATTGTGGACATTTATTATATTCAATGGATATGACTATTTGATAAAAAACGATTAAATATTAATTAGTTGATGCGACCAGTCTAATCGCTTTTGATATTACCTCAACTTCACCAATTGTAAATGCACCCCTATTATAGGCCGCTTTTATTGCTTCAACCAAGTAATAGGTTGACTCTTCTTTTGTCATAGCAGACAATATTGCATCCAGATGTTCTTCAGAGATTAATGGTATTGTCCCAAATAAACTACCAAATTGTTTATTTTCATTTTCCATATATTATGATATTTATATATGTAATGATAATTGAGAAAATATTAAAGAAAATATTAAAAGAAGCAACCACATCAACAACAACTGGTGAGTACTCTGGACCACAAGAGTTAGGTATGAGAAAATGGGAAGAACCAGAACTTGGTCCGTTTAGTATTGAGAGTGACATTCCTATAAACAAAAATTTAAAAAAAAACACAATAAAAAAAAATGTTAAAAAAATTGTTGGTATGTGGGAAAAAAAAGAAAATTCCTACAATGTTGAGACACACCCAGTACATTCAATAAAAGAAAAACCGGTCAATGAGGATTTGGCGGTTTGGTTTGGTAAAAAGAAAAAACCAAAAGGATCTTCACAACCAAAAGGACCTTGGGTTGATATTTGTCGTAAGGTTGATGGTAAACACCCCCCCTGTGGTAGAAAAGACGCTGATAGTGGTTCATATCCTAAATGTAGAGCCGCAGGTGTTGCTGGTAAGATGTCAGATTCTGAGAAAAAGAACGCTTGTCAACAAAAAAGACGTGCGGAAAAAAAAGACACTCAGACTGGTAAAGGACAAAAACCGATTATGGTTTCACATAAAACAAAAAAAGAGTCGGTTGACTCTTTAGTTGATAAGGTTATTTTAGAGATTCGTAATACGTTCTAAAACGTTATGTAATGAGTTTTTAATTTGTGAATTAATTAAATCCTCATATGACAATCTCCGTTTTTCTGTCTCAGTATCAAAAATGTACGTAATTCGTTCTTGATTTCTCTCTGATAATTTTACACTATAATGATAAACGTGATTTGTTAAATCTATCCTACCACCATCAATCGTTATAAAAATATCCATCGGTTTATTTTCAATGTATCTTTTTTCAGATTTTGGTGCAATCATAAATTTTGAATCCGTATGTTTAATTGCTTTTAAACAAATTTGAAAACAGGTTTTTTCGTAGGACGTTGGTTGTTCTTCGTATGTTGCAGCAATACCATTCTTTTTTCTGGACATTAGATAAATGTTCACTTTAAATCGTCTAAAAAAATTAATAATTCTTTTCATATCTTTATTTTTTTTATGTTTGACAAAGATATGTATTTTATTTTAAATAACTACAATTATTTTACAATTATTTTTTTGTCCACTTACCACCTTTACCTTTATAATGTTTTGCCGCAGCACCATTACAATACGCACTTGGACAAACATCATATCTCGCTCTAGCCCATGCTAATGATTTTTTCCATAACTCAGGGTTTGTTGGTGTGTTCTTTTTTTTCTTCTCGGTTATTTCGTTCTCCAACATAACATCTGAGTTACCCTCAGTTTCGTTCATAATAAAATCAAAAACCTGATCCATATTATTTTTCGCTTCAGCGATATGATCTTGAGCCCAGTCGTGACCTTGTTCTAAAATAGATTCAATTTCTTGTTCATCTAAATCTAATAACAATTCACATTGTCGTTTCATTTGTTCTAAATTAGAAAAAAACATATATCTACCAGATCTAGATTCTTCCTTTAATACTTTTTTGATTATACTATTTAAATTCATAATTAAGAGTTTAAACCGTTTACCCCACCAATTACAACCATATTTAATTGTGTCACAGGTGTTCCATATCCATCTGTCCACACAGGGTGTGGTGGTGTTACTGATACAGTTCTTGTACCCCCACTTAAATCACATACCTCTTGACATATGATTGTTTCTGTATTTGCACTTCTTGGTTCTTCCATAATTTTATTTTTTATTAACTATTTGAAATTTTATTGTTCTCTTATAAGTATTTACTTCACCAGAAGAAATCACTTTTAAATCTATATAATATTCGTTTGGTATTTTATCTCTAGTGTCAAACATAAAATAGTATTCGTTTGGTGAACGATTTAACTTTGACCAATCTTGTACTTGTACTTCAGTATTTCCTTCTCTAACGTAGATACGATAAAACCCATCAACCTTTGGTAACATTTTATTTGTTGTATATGCTTGTTTGATAATCACACCAACTTTTCTTAAATCTGTGTTTAATATTTTTTCATCTTGTTTAATACCAAAAAAATCAAATCCATATATTGAAGGATCGTTTGTTGAGGTACCAATTTGTATGTTCTTTTGAATTGGATACAAAACAAAATCATTATAGACATCTGGTAAGGAAAATCCGTTTATCGTTAAGTCAGACCATATGTCTTGGAACGTACACGGTGTTTTATACCCAATTAATGGTGGTATTGTTATTTCGTAAACACCTTTTGTTTTTGTGCACGCCGTCAAATTAATTAGACCAGCAATTGGGTCACCAGAAGAATCTGTTATTGTTACTTTTGGTGGTGTATCTAAATTTTTAAAATCACCATCTTCGTAAATATATAAATATAATTTATTCGTTTTACCAAGTGAAAATGAATTACGGTCATCTTCAATTAAATCATCATATGTTGTTTCCAAAAATGGTTCGTAAAATGTCTGTGTATGTCTTGTAAAAAACCCAACAGAATACGCATTAGCAGTACCACTCAAGTTCTCAACTTGCGGTAAATACGCAACACCCCAACCAACACAATTCGGTATACCACCTTGTAACAAATCATTTATCTCATTTGTCATATCAAATTCAATGTTTTCATCACCAAATTCAAAATGTTGTGTGTCAACAATTGTAAGTGCCGAATATGGGAATAAACCACCATTATTATTATCATAAATACCAGGTTGTTCCCAAGTACCAATTGTTGTTGTTTGATACCAATTTGATGGTCTGTCAGAATAGTTTTTATCGTTAGGTACTTCAGTATTAACATCATAATAATCGTAACCAACACCCTCGTCCCAAATTTGTGGTTGATCCGAATCAAGATCTGCGTATGGTATTCTATATAAAATTAAATCAAATGATGTTGCACGTAATCGTTGTTGTGATGTTGTTTCAT